GATCTGCTCTCAAATATAATACAAATAAAGAAGAACCAAATTCTATAGAAAATTCTCTATCTGTTAGAAGTCCGATAGATTCTACATTTACAGTTTTAGTAGATCTTATTGGAGTTGCCGATTTAAACTGTGTTAAAGATTTTGATTTGGTTAGAGAAAACGCTTTAGTAGGAGAAAGAACATTTTCTGATGAAATTATTTTTTCCAGTAGAATATTAACCGATTATTTTGAGTCTATAGGAAATCGTGTTCTATTAATTGATGACATAAGTTCAGAGTTTAATAGCAGCCCTAGAGATGAAAAATATTCTAATATTTCTGCAATCAACGCAAATAGCTTTAAAACCAAGAAATGTTTCATCTACACTAAAGATGCCAGATATTTTAATGAAAGGCAAATAACAGCGTTAAGTTTAGCTCAAAATGATGGAATAGGATATTTAAATCAATATGCAAGAGTTGAAACTCAATATGATATGGGTTCTTATGACTTTGCTATTGAAGGATCCAATGCTGTTATACGTTTTTATCCAACTAAGTATGAGAAAAATAATTTTGACACTACTATTTTATCATATGATGTAAGTGATGGTGTTTCTGGAATTGGAAGCACCAATCTCAATATCGTAAACATTACTACAAACAATGCAACTGTATCTTCTGGAACAACCACAACAGTAGCATCATTTGACAAATCTTCTTATAGATCATCAAAACTTCTCATACAGTTTTACAATCAAAGTGCTACTGACTATCAATTTGATGAAATTACACTACTACATGATGATACTGATGTAAGTATCCTAGAGTACGGAAGATTAAATACAAATCTTTCGGAAGAAAATTTATCTGGATTTGGTACATATAATGCTTATATTTCTGGGTCAAATGTAGTTTTAGACTTTATACCAAATGCTGGTGTTGCCGGAACTGTAGATTTAATTAACACTTTGGTTACAGTCTCAACTGGATCTACTACAAATTCTTCTACAGTATTAAATCATGCTATTTTGGAAGGTGTTAGAGTTGGAATTTCATCAACAACATCACCAGTATCTACTGTTGTTGTTGACTATGAAGACATTTATGATACGGCATATTGTATAGTACAAATAACTGACACTACCAACAATAGATATCAAATATCCGAAATTGTAATTATTGATGATGAAAGTGAAGTATACTTCACAGAATTTGGAAACATTGAAACCTCAGGTGGACTAGGAACGTTTGGTGCAACAAGAAGTGGTGGAGTAACTCAACTTACATTCACGCCACTTCCAAACATAAATCTTGATGTTAGATCTTTTGTAAGTTCTATTTCTATAGCATCATCAACAACAGATACATTAAGTCTCAACAATGCAACAATCGTAACTGAGAGTGGCACATACGTTGGATCTGATTTTGATGTTAGACGCTCTTTTGAACTCAAGCATGACCAAGTAGATATTTTCTCAAGATACTTTAATGGATCTAGTTCCACTATCGTTGATGTTACTAATGATACTGTAACAATTCCAGGTCATTTCTTTGTTAGTGGAGAGGAAGTAGAATATTCTAATGGATCTTCTTCTTCAGCAAACTCTATTAGTATTGGATCTACTTTTATTGTTGGTATAGGAACAACAGATAAACTTCCACCCTCAGTATTCATAATAAAAGATGGCGAAAATAGAGTTAAGTTTGCTTCTAGCGCAGAAAATGCTCTTAAGATTGTTCCAAACTATTTGAATATTACGAGTGTTGGTATAGGAACCTCACATGTTATTGTGTCTAAAAATAAAAATTCAAAAGTTTTAGTCACAATTGATAATATTATACAATCTCCTGTTGTCTCAACAGCAGTAACTTCAACATTAACTAAAAGTGCTTTAATAATAGAAGATGTTTTATATTTTAGTGGAATAACATCATTCTTCAGTGGCGATTTAATCAAAATTGAAGATGAAATAATGTTGGTGGATTCTGTTGGATTTGGTAGCACCAATGCGGTAAGAGTTACTAGACCATGGATGGGAACTAATATTGGTCCAACAGTTGGATATTCTACAGGATCTTTAATTACAAAAGTCACTGGTTCGTACAATATTGTTGGCAATACAATTAATTTTGCCAGTGCCCCATATGGAAATGTTCCAAAAGAAACGAGTGATCCTGATGAGAGAGATTGGGTGGGAATAAAAGGATCATCTTCTTTCCATGGAAGAGTGTTCTTAAAAAATGGTGTTGAACTCTCAACTCAAGAAGCCTATTCAAAAAATCGTCCATTCTTTGACATATCAAATCAATTTGATGGAGATACTGACAAGTTTACTTTAAAATATGAAAATCAAACAAATGTTACCGGAATTTCAACGGATAATGCGATAATTTTAGTTAATGATATTTTCCAAACTCCAGGAACATCGCAAAATTATACTTTACAAGAAGGTTCCGGAATAACTACAGCAACATTTGTTGGATCTGGTGTCTCTATAGTAAATGATCCAAATACATCAACCTTGCCAATGGGTGGTGTTATTGTTTCGGTTGGATCAACTGAAGGATTTGGATATCAACCACTAGTGTCTGCTGGAGGAACCGCAATAGTTTCTGGGCTTGGCACAATATCTTCTGTAAGTATTGGTAATAGTGGATCTGGTTATAGATCTGGAATTCAAACAGTTAGAGTTGGAGTTGCAACTTCAACAACAGGAACTCCTGACATTGTTTATGTTGGAGTGGCATCAGTAAGTGGTGGAAGAGTTGTTAGTATCGCAATTACTAATCCAGGGACTGGATATACCAGCACAAATCCACCATATGTAGTTATTGACTCTCCATTATCTTATACAAACATACCATTAATCTACAGTTCTTCATCTTCAGGAATTGGAACTGGTGCTGTAGTTGATATTGTTGTTGGACAAGGATCTAGTGTAATAAACTTTGAATTAAAAAATGCTGGTTATGGATACGGACAGGGAGAAGTTTTAACAATACCAATTGGAGGAACAACTGGAATATTAACAACATCTAGCCCAAGTTTTAAAGAATTCAAAATAACTGTAGATAAGACTTTTAGTGATAAGTTTTCTGGGTGGTATGTTGGACAATTACAAACATTGGATTCTATTGAAGATCAATTTAATGGATCTAAAACTAGTTTCCAATTAAAAGTTGGTGGAACAATAACTTCTATTTCATCAAAGAGAGGGACATCTTTAGACGTTGAACAATGTTTATTAGTATTTTTAAATGATGTTCTTCAAGTTCCAGGTGATGCATATTCTTTTGTTGGTGGAAGCATAATTACGTTCTCAGAGGCACCAAAAGAAGGAGATACTTGTTCAATTCTTTTCTATAAAGGAAACGGAGAAAGTGATGTTGTCTTTAGAAATGTATTAGAGACTGTTAAAGAGGGTGATGAACTGACGATTGACTATGATCCCGCAATTGGACAATCGCCAACTTTACAGGAGGAAGAAAGAACAGTAACATCTATTCTTGCTACCGATCTTGCTGAAACAGCTCCATATTTTGGTCCTGGAAATACTTCTGATGAAGAATTGGTTAGACCTGTAACTTGGTGTAGACAAACTGAAGACAAAATTATTAATGGAAAGGAAGTAGGAAAGAGCAGAGAATTATATGAAGCGGTTATTTACCCATCAGCATATGTAATTCAAACTGTTTCAACTGGTGCTACAACAATTTATGTTGACAATATTCGTCCTTTCTTCAATCCTTCAAATGAAAATGATGTATCACTTACATTCCAAAACCAAATTATTATTTCTTCACAAGATACTTTAGTTTCTGCTGCGGCAACAGCAATAGTTTCTGCTGCAGGAACAATATCATCTATTTCACTTAACATCAGTGGAAGTGGTTATATTACTGCCCCAACAGTTTCTATCCAATCTCCAGTTGGACTAGGGACCACAGAATCAGCAACTGCTTCCGCAACTTTATCTAATGGATCTGTTTCCACAATTAGCATTGTAAATGCTGGAACTGGATACACAGGCACTAATCCACCTGCAGTGTTGATAGAATCTCCGTCGCTTCAAAGAGAAACTAACAGAGTTTCTTCTTATTCTGGAGATTCTGGTGTTATTGTTGGTTTTGGAACAACATCAGTTAATCCCGATATTTTCCAATTTGTTTTTGACTTATACATTCCTCAAAATTCTTATTTGAGACAATCATCAATCGCAGGATCATCAACTACAATTAGTTCCTTAAATGTTGGAGATTATTTTGTTGTTTATGGATCAAATGTAGGATTTTCTACACAGTTCTTATCTCCAAGATCAGTTAGAGTAGACGGTTCTACAATTGGATTATCAACCCAATTTATTGATAATGTTTATCAAGTAGAATCCGCAGAGAATATTCAGGTAAACGTAACTGGAATAGGAACAACATATGCCAGAAGAATATTTACAAGAATTTCTGGAATCAGTACAGTTGACTTTAGTTTCAGCACAATAACATTTGATTCTACTCTTTATACATTTGATTCTACTGGCATTTCAACAGCAGGAATTGCAACATTCTCTTCTGGAACCATTGGAACTTCATTCTATTTTGGTCAATTCAGTTGGGGTAAAATTATAATACCACAAAGATCTGGAATTTCTACATATAACTTCTACGGAAGAAATGGTGTAGGCGGAATATCAACGTCTGCTTTGGTAAGAAGAAGTGAAAATCTTCGTTATCAAAACTACATTGTCACTTAAAACATAAATACTTCTAAACTTTTGCGTAATAATGGCAAAATTAGGGATAAGCACAGGAACTATTCCAGATGATGGTACAGGTGATAGTTTATTAGATGGTGCTATTAAAATCAATAGTAACTTTAGTGAACTATACACTCTTCTTGGAGATGGAACCACTTTAACAAGCGGTATTGTAACTTCTATTGTTGCTGGAAGTAACGTTACTGTTTCTGGATCAACGGGTCAAGTTACGATAAACGCAGCTTCTCCTAAAAATTGGGAAACTACATCGGTAGGTATTCATACACTTTCTAGTGTTGGTATAGGAACTACCAATCCAACAAGTATTCTTACAGTAACTGGAAATGGATTATTTACTGGTGTTGTTACAGCAACAAGTTTCAGTGGATCTGGATCAAACCTGACAGGAATTGTTACTGGGATAACAGCAGGATCTAACATTACTGTATTAGAAAGTCCAAGTGGAAACTTTATCATTACCTCAACAGCAACAGGTAGTGCTGGTGCTGGAGGAACTTGGGCAGTAACTAACGTAGGAATTCATACATTAAAAAGAGTTGGTATAGGAACTACCAATCCAACAAGTTCTCTTACTGTATCTGGAAGTGGATTATTCAGTGGAATTGTTACAGCAACAATATTTTCTGGTTCATTAATTGGAAATGCGGCAACTGCGACATATGCTACAAATGCTGGAGTGGCAACTTATGCATCTACTGCTGGAGTTTCTACAAGTGTTATTGGTGGAATAGGTTCTGTAACTCAACTAAGCGTTTCTGGTGTTTCCACACTTGGAAACGTTGTTGTTGGTGGTGCAACAACGCAGCTGGTAGTGAATGGTGATGCTAGAGTTACTGGTATTTTAACTGTTGGAACCGCAAGCATTACACTTAATGGTATTACCGACACATTAACAGTACCAAATCTTGTTGTTACAAATTCCACAACTGGAGTAACTGCCTCTGGGGTTGGAATTACTGTTAGAGATGGTGGTGGTGATTTAGGAGTTGCTCAAGTTATTGACTTTGGCAATAATCTTACAGTTTCTTTTGCCTCTGGTATTGCAACTATTACGGGTGCCGCAGGAGGAACAAATGTATCTATTTCCGATACTGCTCCAGGATCTCCAACAGCAGGTGATCTTTGGTATAGTAGCTTAATTGGAAGAGGATTTATATACTATAATGACGGATCATCTTCACAGTGGGTTGATTTTGCGCCAATGGGAGCAGGCGCAACTGTAATTTCAACAAGTGGATCATCTCAGTGGGTCAGTACAGATGTAGGTATTCACACTTTAAGTAGTGTTGGTATTGGAACCACAAATCCAACAAGTGCTCTTACAGTAAAAGGAAATACTTCTCTTGAAACTTTAAATGTTTCTGGTGTTTCTACATTCCAAGGTAATGTGTTACTTGGAGATAATGACATATTAAATATTGGTTTTGGTGCAGATGGAGATGGAGATCCTGGAGATATACAAATTTTCCATAATGGTACTTATAGTTACATCAAAAATAATGCCGCAACCTCACTATTCATAGAATCTCCTTCTGGAATTGAATTAAGATCTTCCACAGGATATTTTGCAAGATTTGTTGAAAATGATGCTGCGATATTATATTATAATAATACTAGTAAATTTGAAACTCTTGGTACTGGTGTAACAGTCACAGGAACTACCTTTACAAATCAGTTAGTTTCTTCTGGTGTTGTAACAGCAACATCATTCTCTGGATCCAATACACTTAAGACAAGAACTATAGTTTCTGGAGCAACAACCGCTATTGTAAATAATGGAATTGGTAATACAAATATTACTGGTTATAAGTCATATGGATTAATGAAAGTTGGATTATCTACTGCGGGATGGTTAAGACTATATACTGATAGTACATCAAGAGCAAATGATGTTTTTAGAAGTGTTGGAGAAGATCCAGCAGCTGGAAGTGGAGTGATTGCTGAAGTTGTAACCACTGGAGTTTCAACTACACAAATTATTTCTCCTTTTGTAATGGGTGGAAATTTAGATAATCCTGCTGATACAACAATTTACGCGGCAGTCACAAATCTTTCTGGAGTTACAACAAGTATCTCAGTCAATCTAACACTTCTTCAACTGGAGGCATAAGTAACAAATGGCAATCACAACAACAACGATTTCAAAGAATGCAGGATGGGCAAGAACTGATGTCATTTATCAGTTAGAAGAAGCCTTTACTTGGTTAGGGTGGCACGGTAGTACCAGAACAGGTATTGTAACTGGTATTAGTGCGTATAGTGGTGGCGGAACTGTTGGATCATCAAACACAGCTTATTTTGATGTTTCTCCCGCAACAACAACTGGAATAGGAACTGGAGCAAGCTTTTTTGTTCTAAGAAGTAATGGACCTGTTAATGCGGTTTATGTCAATCGTCCTGGTGTTGGATATACGAATGGCGAATACGTAACACTATCTGCAGAAGATATTGGTGGTTCTGGAAATGGTGCTGTTGCGATTGGTATTACTATCTTAGTTGCTGGTGGTGCTTCTCCTATCGGTTATGGAACAACTACCGCATTTTATGACAAAGACGTAACTGCTGGGGCAACATATCCTTGGGGAGTGATGCGTCACGAAATTCAGGCTGGCAAAAAGTTTGGAAATACTTACAACGGATTTCAAGTAGTAGCTCCTGGCACTGTTCTTTATTTTGCTTCTGGTTCAGATTTTCATCCTTGGGATACTATTAATACTTCAAATAGAGGTAATGGATATCCAAACAGATTTGCTGGAAGTTATTTGTTAGATAATGTCAGCGGCAGCGGGCCCACCGATGGGGGATCAAGATATGTCAACGATTTTACCTCAGGAAGTAATGATAGAGATCTGATCGCCGGCAAATATTTCGCAAATTCCAATTCATATCAATTAGATTTAAACATTTATAGATCAGGACTTGATCCCAACTTTGCCGTTTTGTCATTTAGGCATCCAACATTATCATCAACATTTCTCTCAGGAAATACTTATGCGACATTTATTATTCATAATTTTACTACATCATTATGGGATTTGAATAATTTATATCTGGGAGGAATAACTTCAATTGAACCAGAGACAGGCAACACATCTTATCCAAGATTGTATTTTTATAGTTATAGTGATGATTATAAGAGAATTGCTGAGTGGGGATATAGTAATACGGGCGAGGATTATAAAGTAGCGACTTATGTTCCAAATAGTTACAACACATCATCTGGCAGTGTAGAAAATTTTGGTATTTACTTAAGAAATAATGCGACAACATCTGATAGAGGTAGAGGTGGTGATAATAACACAGACGCACTTCCAGATTCATCCAACTTTAATGCGGTCATAAAGGGACTTCCTCTCAATCCACTTATGGTTCCTTCACCATACTATATACCAGATGATTTTGTATTGATTGATTTTGACTACGAAACGCCATCTGCAAATATTCAACAAGGTGATACTATTACGATTAGTGGTTCTGAAGTCTATACAGTCATCACTGGTTCTTATAACCAAACAACAAGAACTCGTGGCATTCTCTTCTGCGCGAGGACGGTCTGATGGCAATCTGGAACGGATCTGGATATTCATTAGAAGACTTAACGTTTGATCCACAACCAACGACAGCAGTTGTTGGTGTCGCGTCCACTGCCGCATTTTTAGTCCAGTCAACAGCATCTTATACAGTTGAAGTTTCCAATGGAACAGTTTCTATTGGAAATACTACAGGATTAAGTTTTGGTGTTACAAGTTCTACAAGAGCTGGATGGTTGACTGGAAGAAGATTGGTAAGAGGACAACTATATCCTCGTGGCGTTTACAATAAATAATTAGAAAAATAAAATGGCAATAAATTTTCCAGATTCACCTACGTTAAATCAAATTGCCTTAGTTGGTTCTAGCTACTATATTTGGAATGGCACCTCTTGGGTAGGTTATTCAACTTCCTTTACTGTCAACTACAATGCTTCCTCAATTGTAGTACAAGGTAATGGTTCTCCACTTGGTGCCACAACTACACTAAACTTTAGCACGAACTTAACAACAACTTATGATGCTTCTGGTATTGCAACCGTTACTGGTTCTGCTGGCGGTGGTGGATCATCCCAATGGGAAACTACCGCAGCGGGTATTCATACACTCTCTCGTGTTGGTATTGGAACCACAAATCCAACAAGTGCTCTTACAGTTAAAGGAAATACTTCTCTTGAAACTTTAAGTGTTTCTGGTGTTTCTACTTTTGGTGGAATTACCAATGTTACTGGAGCTACACTATTTACTAAACAACTTAATGTTTCTGGTGTTTCTACTTTGGGGGCTTCTACCGTATTTACAACAGTAGATAATCTTGGAAATATAGGTATAGGTACAAACGTAGCAATTAATGAATATAGCGAGGGAAATAGTATACTATCAATTCATGGTAGAACTTGGCCAGGAAATCCAACATTAGCTGGTTCCGGACATTTAAGAATATATTCCAATAAAGCTTTATTGGGATCAATATATGGACAAGATTTAACTGGAATTGGATTTGGTTCATCGTTTATTATTGATTCTTCTGTTCCAATGTACATTGGTTCTGCATCAACAGTTTTCATAAATGTATCTGGTGGTTCTGTTGGAATTGCAACTGCAAACCCAATGGCACAACTACAAGTTGATAGGTTTGGAACTCAGACTGGTTTTGGTACATTTAGTGCATCTGTGGGAGTATCTACTACTATTGATACTTTTACAAAATCATTCTTAACAGCAGAATATACAGTCCATATTGGATACGGAACTTATATTCAAGCACAAAAAGTTCTTGTAATGAACAACGGATCTACAGCATATTCTCAAGAATATGCAATTATGTATGAACCAAGTCAAATTGTTTCCGTAGGAGCTACTGTTTCTGGTGCAAATGTTCTTTTACAAGTAACACCACAAACAGGGGTAACTGGTTTAACTACTTATAGATTTGTAAGAAATTCTTTAATATAATTTTATGGAAGATTTAATTATCCAAAGACAAGTTGCTGTTGGTGTGGGGTCTGATGTACCTCAAGAGTATACAGTAGCAACAAATAATGGAGAACAGTGGACAGAACTCCATACTCTTTTGACAAAGGTAACAAGAAGACAGTATATACCAAATAGGGTTGTAGAGTGTGTTTCCGAGTATCCATTTTCTAAAGTAAGAGGATGTTATAAGTTAACTGAAAACGAAGTTAAAGAACTAAAAAATCATCCATACATCAATTGGATTGAAAAAGACGGGATTTTTAATCCAAATGTTATAGAACAAGCTAGATTGGATGTTCAGCATCCAGATCATATTCCAATGTCTTTGGGGTATAGATTTGGTCAACAAGAAATGAATGTTAGATATGATGCAGATTTAACCGTATTGTCTGGAGCAGGTTTAACTTATACTCACTGGGGATTACTTCGCCACACAAGTAAGACAAATCAATTTGTTGGAGTTGGAACAACAACAAGATATTACTCTGACTTGCCATTTTCTTTGACGGGCAAAAATGTAGACATAGTTGTAGTTGATACCGGAATTCATTGGGCTCATCCAGAATTTTTAAAACCAGGATATAATTCAGTTCCGGTTGGTGTTGGAACATCAACAGTAACTCGTGTAAAAGACATATTACTTCACGGTCCATCTGAATTTGGTTTCACTTGGGCAGGTGCTGGATTGACTGCTCCAGGAACAGGATCTCTAGCAAATTATACAATAGAGAGAGCACTTGAGGGCGTGGATGGGGCAAGTAATACTTTTGGAAGCACCGCATGGCACGGAAGTAAATGTGCTTCTATGGCTGCGGGGAATCAATTTGGTTACGCATATGAAGCAAACATTTGGTCAATAGCAGCTTCGGATAGAGCGGATATTGGGTTTGCGGATACAGCAGATGCCTTTGATTATGTTGCGGTTTGGCATGACAATAAACCAGTAAATCCGGAGACTGGTGTTAAGAATCCAACGATTATGTCAGCTAGTTTTGGATATTTGAGGAGAGTTGCTTTTCAAGCACATGAGTGTACTTCTGGTGGATCACTTTTAGGTCCAATAAACACTGCCCTTCCAGCCGTTAACTGGACTGCTGATTTCAGAAATGTTAGTTATGGTTCAACAGTTGTTAGAACAAGCACTTCAAATGTTCCTGCAATTAATCCAGGATTAAAAACCGATTTGTCTACTGTTGTACAAGGTCCAATTGGTGGAAAATATTATAGATTAAATTATTACACATTTAATAGTGGACTAACATCAGCAAGAACTAAATTATCAGATCTTTTAGATGGAAGACCTGAAATTGTTTGGGTTCAAGCAGCCGCAAATAATGAGCATAAATCGGATATTATTGGTGGTTTGGATTATAATAATAAATTTAATCCAAATCCAAATACAGCCACTTTAGGATCCGGCGATGAGTATTACTACAATAGACCAGGATCTCCACCAGATTATCATCAAGGACAACCAGACGCAGTAATTAATGTCGGAAATTTTGGTGGCGAAATGTATGATAATGATACTGAAGCAAAGTGGTTTACAAGCAATTGTGGACCTGCTATTGATGTTTGGACTGCTGGATCTTATATAATTGTACCATCCTATTCAGGAGCATTATATAAATGGGTTGATCCAAGATCTGTAGGTACTGGTGTAAGTTTTTATCTTGGATTTGATTCTGGAACTAGTTTTGCTGCTCCATTTACCGCAGGATTAGTCTCTCTCTACGCACAAACAAAACCAAATCTAACAAGAATAGATGCAAGAAACTGGGTTTTAAACCACGCATCAGTTGGATTGGATACAAGTGGTTTTTATGAGGGAGAACCAGAAAGTTCTGCCGTTGCTATAGGAAAATCTGTAGCATATTGGTCAGACTCAAATGGATTAAAAGGTGCTCCACGAAGAGTTTTGTACAATCCCTTTGCGAGTGCGGATGTTCCAAAAATAACGGGACTGAATATCACTGGACTTAATATAAAACAACAATAAATAGGAATAAAACCTAAGATGGCAGATAAAAGTTTTGGTGTAAAGGAATTAAACCTAATACAACCTTCTGGGGCACCAACAATAACCAGTCCTAATAATTTGACAGTCAATGCAACTCAGGTTTCTATTAGCACTGATGTAAGTATTGGAAATCAAGTAGTTTCTAATATACTAGTTGGAACTGGATATTCTGTTGGAATTGGAACTACAGTTCCAAGAGGTGCTTTACACGTTGGACTGAATACATCACAAGGAGTTGTTCTAACTTCAGCAAACGGAACTAGATATAGATTGTTTGTTGAAAATGATGGAACTTTAAAAACAGTTGCCTCTTAAATAAACTAATAAATAGATAAAAAACTCATAAAATGGCAGCAATCATAACTGATCAGATTAGAATATTAAATGCAAAGAATTTTGTTGCTGGAGTAACAACTACAGACAACACATATTATTCTTTTATTGGTTTGCCAAATTCTACTGAAGTTCAATCTGACTGGGACACAAATCCCCCTTCACCAAAAGATAATTTTGATGAAGAAAATAACTATTGGGATACTATGATTGCATTGAAAAAGATCAATGCTTCTGATGTTAGACAGGTAATTCCAAGAATTACTTGGATATCTGGAAACACTTACGATATGTATCGCCACGATTATAGCAGATCAAATACTGCTAAAGTTTCTGGTGCCACAAATTTATATTCATCACTTTTCTATGTGATGAATAGTGAATATAAAGTTTATATTTGTCTTCAAAATGGAACTAGCCCAGATAATCCAAATGGAAGACCTTCTTTAGACGAACCAACTTTTACAGATTTAGAACCAAGAGCTGCTGGTTCTAGTGGTGATGGTTATGTGTGGAAATATCTCTATACAATTAGTCCATCAGACCTTATTAAATTTGAGTCAACTGATTTTATTCCAGTTCCAACTAATTGGCAAACTACAACCAACGCAGATAATTCTGCAGTTAGAGACAATGCTGTAGATGGTTCTATTAAGATTGTAACAATTACAAATAGAGGTGTTGGATTAGGGACAGCAAATTCAACTTATACTAGGGTTCCAATTAAAGGAGATGGAACTGGAGCAGAGTGTACAATTACCATCAATAATGACCAAAAAGTAGAAACAATTACTATTTCTAATCAAGGTTCCGGTTACACTTATGGTAATGTTGATTTGGTAGCAGGGAATGTTCCGACCGGAACAACTAGACCAACTTTTAATGTTATAATTTCACCAAAAGGTGGTCATGGAAAAGACATTTATAGAGAATTGGGTGCATATAATGTTTTACTTTATTCCAGAATTGAAAATGATATAGAAAATCCAGACTTTATAACAGGAAATCAAATTTCTAGAATTGGTATTGTTGAAAACCCACAAGCATTTGGATCTACTGATTTGCTATCTTTAGATAAAGCAAGTGCTGTTTATGCGTTGAAATTAACTGGAGCAGGATATAGTACAGCATCTTTTACAGCAGATGCATATATTACACAAACTATTTCAACCGGAACTACTGCGGTTGGTAGAGTAATCAATTATGATCAAATTACCGGTGTTTTAAAATATTGGCAAGACAGGTCTAATGCTGGTTTTACTACTGTAGGTGTTGCAATTACAAATCCAACTTATGGGTTTAAACTTAACAGATTTACAAGTTCTCCAGGAACAGGTGGTGGATTGGCAATATCCGGAGGAACGGTGAGTCTTTCCATTGATAGTTCATTTACAGGTGTATCAACCACAATAAATAGTAGGACATATTATCTTGGTCAATCTTTCACTAGTGGTGTGTCAAATCCAGAAGTTAAAAAATACTCTGGAAATATCATATATGCTGACAACAGACCATCAATAACAAGGTCATCAAACCAAAAAGAAGATATCAAAGTTATTTTGCAGTTCTAAAGAATTATGGCTCAACAAACCAACCTCAACGTAGCACCATATTTTGATGACTTTAATCCTGATAATGATTACCATAAGGTTTTATTTAAACCAGGATATGCTGTTCAAGCTAGAGAACTGACTACGTTACAATCAATACTCCAAAATCAAATTGAGAGGTTTGGCCAACATTTCTTTAAGGAAGGAGCCAAAGTTGTTCCAGGAAATATTTCATATAATCAATTGTACTATGCGGTACAAGTACAAAATTTATATCTCGGAGTTCCTGTTGATGCTTATGTAAATCAATTAGTTGGATCTACAATCACTGGACAAACTTCTGGTGTAACTGCTTATGTTGATAGTGTTATCACATCTTCGCAGTCAATAAGATCAACAACTACTTTATACATAAGTTATATTTCTTCAAGTACATCAAATAATTCTTCACAAACGTTTTTTGATAATGAGTTATTAACTTGTAATACAGAAATATCCTCAGGATTACTTGGAAATACAACGATTCCAGCAGGAACACCGTTTGCATCTACTCTAGCATCATCCGCAACCGCTACAGGATCTTCTTTTAGTATTCAAGAAGGAATTTATTTTATTAGAGGACAGTTTGTAAACGTAAATAAAGAAACTTTAATTCTTGATCAATATAACAACAAGCCAAATTATAGAGTTGGTCTCAATATCAGTGAGCAAATTATAAACTCAGATATTGATGAGACTTTAACAGATAATTCTCAGGGATATAATAATTATTCAGCTCCAGGAGCAGACAGATTAAAAATATCAGTATCATTATTCAAAAAAAGTTTAGATGACTTTAATGATAATAATTTTATTGAGTTGGCAACAATTCAGAATGGGACACTAAAGTCCCTTGTACAAGGAACTCAGTATAATGAGTTTGCTAGCGAATTAGCAAGAAGAACTTACGAAGAGTCTGGTGATTATTACGTAAATCCATTTAGAGTGAATCTTAAAGAGTCACTTAACAATGGAATGGGAAATGAAGGGATATATAATTCCAATCAATTTACAGCTAATGGTTCTATACCAACAGAAGATTTAGCAATATGTCAGATTTCTCCGGGAAAAGCATACGTTAGAGGGTATGAAATAAAAACAATAAGTTCTACATTTTTAGATTTACAAAAACCAAGAACAACAAAAACTTTAGAAAATCAAGCACTTAACTACAAAACGGGACCGACGCTTCGTTTGAACAGAGCATCTGGTGCTCCCGTTATTGGTATAGGAAATACTTATATTTTAAGTCTCAGAGATTCTAGAATCGGAGTAACTTCATTTTCTGCTGCAGGAAAAGAAATTGGAGTAGCAAGAGTGTATGATTACAGATTAGAATCTGGATCATATAATAGTATATCCAATTTAAATGAGTGGAACATATCTCTTTATGATATTCAAACAATTACGGAAATTTCAATAAACGAACCAACTAGTCTCTCTATTCCAACTTTCATAAAAGGCAAAAATAGTGGAGCTACTGCTTTTGTAAAAGATGCGGTTGTAGCAGGAACTGCAGTTACAGTTTATGAAACAAAAGGAAACTTTGTTCCCAATGAGCAATTAATTATTGATGGTATAGAAACTGGTTTAGTATCAGTCGCCGTCACTTCATATGGCATCTCTGATGTAAAATCCGTATATGGAATAGTTGGTTCTGGTTCAACTTTTAATGCAAATACTATCCAAAGCACAGGAACCGTTTTAGGACAAGCTTCTATTACGGCAGGATCAGCAGGGGTCAGTACAGTAACAATTTCTTCTGTAATAGATCTAACAAAAGTTTTTAAAGTAGGAAATTTAATTTCATATAGCAACTCTTCAGTAACATCCGATCCAATATACTCTAAAGTTACAAACGTAAACACCTCTTCTTTAAAAATAGAAGCAGTCACTGCGGTGAGTGGTATTAATAGTGGCGCACTTCCAACAACCACAACAACTACAACAAATTTATCTATTTTAAACACAAATTTTGCGAATTCTACTGACAACACACTTTATACACAATTACCAAAATCAAATATATCAAATGTAGATTTTAGCAATGGATATTTAAATATTAGAAAATCTTACACAGTAGACATTACATCTAATCAACTTTCAACTAATGTTCTTGCTGGTGCAAATGAGACTTTTTTACCCTTTGATGAGGAAAGATATTCTTTAGTTAGATCAAACGGTCAGATTGAAGTCCTGACAGCGGATAAGTTTGCATTTATTAACGGTGGAACAGAACTTCAAATTTACAATTTGGGTTCAAATGATACTGGTGCAAAATTAGTAACAACTCTTGTAAAATCAAAGGCAAAAGCAAAAATTAAGAAAAAAAATAGAGTAAATAGCATTATTGTAAATAAATCAAAATATTCTGGTTCTGGGATAGGAGGAACTACTTTAAATGATGGATTAATTTATGGAAAATATCCATATGGGACTAGAGTTCAAGATGAAACAATATCGTTAAATGTTCCAGATGTTACATCGGTACTGGCAATTTATGAATCATCAGGAACTGGTGACCCAACAGCACCAGCGATGGTTTTATCTGATATAAATGGACCAACTTTAACAACAAGTGATTTGGTAATTGGAGAAAAAATAACTGGATCAACAAGTGGTGCTGTTGCGGTAGTTGCAGAAAAATCTTCAGCAACACAAATCTACTATATCAATAAAAATTCAAATCTTTTCCAACAAGGAGAAACTGTAACTTTTGAAGAATCTGGGATACAAGCAACTATTAGTACTCTAAGTGCTGCAAGTTTTATTATATCTCCAAATTATACATTTTCCACAAATCAAAAAGGTACTTTATACGATTACAGTTATATTACAAGAAAATCAGATTCTCTAGAACCAACAAAAAAATTAAAAATTTACTTTGAAAATGCATATTATGATTCTACTGATGATTTATCACTTTTCACTCGCCCAAGACCTCGTTATCCACTTAGCCAGGCACTACATGACTTGACCACTCTCTCGAGCAATCACCTCACTGCCACTTCCGCCATCATCAGTAAATCCTACCTTAATTGTACTGTGCGTAGTTCATGCTCTGTCATCGCAGGGGTGTTGGAACTCCCGCTCGAGAGTGAGCTGTCGGCTCACCATGAACTACGTGGTTTAAAAAGCAATCTCGCCAACCTGAGACAAGCTCAAGCAAGCCAATCACCTTCTAAACACTCTATTCACTTGTCAAAGAACACCGCAAACTGACCAGTTGCCTGATCCATCTGCGCCTTCAAACCATTCCGCGCACATAAATGTGCGACTTAAACTTGACTCTCGGATGACCTACCCTAAACATCTTGATCGCTGCTGCTGGGAACAGTGGTGGGCCTGGCAAGAGTTGAACTTGCGACCCCACGCTTATCAAGCGTGTGCTCTAACCACTGAGCTACAAGCCCGCATTGATCACTGTTTTGCAACCTCTCGGCTGCGACTTCGTCATCCGGACAATTAACTACTTGAAAGAGAAAACGGACTCTATGTG